CGAGTGGGTTCTTCACGAACAACTTCGGATTCACAAGCATCTCGTAGGGGCTTTTCCTTAATTTCGAGTTAAGACCTCGAATATAAGAAGAAAAAGCTACTAACCGACGATGTACGGGACTAAGACCATTTCCAGCGGCAGATTCAAAAATCTGACGATCTCTCTCAGAAGAAGATCGACAATCCGCATAGGGGAAAAAGTCAATGAATTCACGGTTATGTTTTCTAAATAACGCATAAACTCTACCCAGGTCGAAACCGACCTTTAAATCCTGGTAAATTGACCATAAAACGGGAACACGCCCATAAGACGACTCATCAGTCGTATGTTGCTCTGTATCAGCCCTTTCAAGCTGATAAGCCCCTTTACTCGCTTTATTCTTTCCACGGTTCAAAAGTAAACCGAAGGAAAAATAAGGAACACGAGTAACACCACACACGAACGATCGAACCAGCTCGCTGTTCGGGACCTCCTCAAGAAAGTCAAATGACTCTCCTGTATAGGTACTTCGAAAACATCCGAGGTTAAATCTCTTGACCTGATCAAAAACATCAATATTATCCATATTGACAGAGTTTTCGATCAAGCTAAAGATAGACAGAGGATCAACAGAAGTAGAATTAACTACTCTGAGAATTTCCATCCGTGGAACGTTTCGTGTGTGGATCTTAAAAAGGGTTGAGTTAATCTGTGCAATTGTGTCAGAATAGAGGTTCTTCCCAAGGGAAGGAATAAAACCTACTGACAAGCAATTCTTTTGCCACAGAGAAAACTCGGAAGGAGTGCAACAAAACAAGATGTCGTCGCCATTGACAAGAACATTAGGGGGCTCTCGATCAAGAAGAAAATACGTGTATCTAAATACTAGGTAATTCACCAAACAAAGAATGGGAAAGGACAAAACATGTCCCATCAATTGACCATTCGTCTGCTGGACCATCTCGATCTTGGGCCAAATGCTCAAGTCGGGGAAACCGGTGCCCCGGACGGGGGTTGCAGGGTAATCAATTTTACTAGAGAGAAATGATTTCTTACACTGATAAATCAGCGAAGGATTCAAAATCTCACCCAAACAGAAGTTAAGAACTAACTCTGAGGCCGCACCTTTTAATCGGTCGGTAGCAGCAGAGAAATCTCCACTGTTAAACTTCATACCCGGTTGCCAACTAGCAGCAACATGCCAAATATCCTCCTCCACAACTTGCCCATTGCCAATTAAAGCAAAAGGACGTAGACGCTTCAAATAACCATGAAGGGCCTTTTGTAGAGTATTCATCTCGAGATACTGCCCAGGATCGGGCTTCGTAATAATCCGACCCTTTAAAGGTTCTAAGATTATTTGAGGCATTACAGTTGGTTCATGATTCCAATTATCCAACTTAAGATAACTTCTTAAAGTTCGATCAATTGAAACATCCTCCAAACCGTAATAAAGACCCTCAGAACTTCGACCCCCCCATAATGGGAGGTTCTTGTTCGAACCATCATCAAAACGCTGACTTAAAACTCTCCAGTGTCCGACAAGAACGTCGGAACGAGGAAGTTTTTCATCATAGTCATGATAACGGTCCTTCTCGAGACGGGATACCGCAATACCAACCTGACCAAGCGAAGACCTTGGTCCACCAACCACTGCCGATGTAGACATACTACTATTAGCAATGCCACCCTCACTCAAAGCAACATGAGAGGGTAGATCCCCAAATTCCGTTGATAGCAATTTCTTAGAGAACTCAGCAAACTCGGGCTGAATCTCCGGATCAGAATACAAAGCTTCCGCATGGGAGAGAAGCGACTGATGCACAGCATCTGGTCGTATAGGGAGTAACCCCTTCTTCAATCCCTGGAAAATAGTGTAAACGATTAAGCATTTATCATGCTTAAGTTGTCTCTTTGATCTCGCTACCAAAACCACCGCCTTTAAATAATGAACAATACAACGAGGAAAAACCTTAATCAACAGATCACCGGAGCTAAGTTTTGGGAATTCGGTTCCAAAAAAGGAAGCGAAAACCCAATTAACAGAGATCTTGAACTGGGAAGCACACTTGCCTAGAAGACCTAAGTATAGAAATTTATGTTTTTCTACAAGTAGCTCTTCAGAGTCAAGATAGCGACCAAGAATAAGGAATGCAAGCTCGGACATCCGCTGAGAATAGTCACAAGCCTCCTCGTCGAAGAAGTTATAAAGTTCATTCACGCCCGAAAAAATGATAGGGCCGGTCACCTCTGACCGATCAATATCCAGGAATGCCGACATATAAAAAGACCAATAGTCGGAAACTGTCTTATCCAATATCTTCAATTCATTCAAAAAGCCCAGACCCAAAAAGTCATTAAGCGATTGAATCTTCGAAAGAAGTAAAGATATAGGGGAATTAGACCCATGTGGTTCACAATAACTATGAACTGGATCTTCCTCAATTTCCATTGAGGGTTTAGAATTTATGAAATCTTTTGCAATATGAACAAGCAAAAGACGACAAAGGTTCTCCATTTCTAATGCGCG